GTATGGTGGAAGACTTGGATACTGCTGACAAAGAAGAGCCTAAGGTACAGCCAAAGAGTAAGATAACAGGTATGTCAGGTAATGTTATTACACTAGACTTCAACACTAAATGTGAAGGAGAAGGTTAATGAGTAAAGGACAACAGCGGAGGATAGAAGACTTAGAAGAAATCATAGCCCATCTACACACAGAGGTAGAACTAAAAGACTATTGGATTGCAACATTCACTAGCAAGAATAACTTCGCACAGGCAGTAAGAGATTGGAAGTCTGAACAGAAGTCAGTAGTAAAGCACGTAGGTAATATTGCTCAGTCCCTTGGTAAGATCATGGACATAGCAGAGGAGGATGACTGATGCACTATGACTGTACTACCTGTGGGGCTTATATGGGTATTAGTAGGGCGTTATGCCCTGAATGTAGAGACAGAGATAAGGATGGTAATATGTTAGATTATGAAAAATCAAGCAGAGCTACACAGAGTAGGGTAGAGGAGAACTTCAACGTAGGTAACTTAGATGATGTACTAGAGGACTTGGTTAACCATCCTAACCATTACAAGTCGGATGGTGTGGGTGACATTGAATGTATTGATGCTATCCAAGCAGCACTAACAGAGGAGGAGTTCCAAGGATTCTGTAAAGGTAACAACATCAAGTACACATGGAGGGCAAACAGGAAGCAGGAAGTACGTACTAACATTGAGAAAGCGAAATGGTATCTGAATAAGTTACTGGAATGCCTATGAGTTGGGGCTATGGTAAGAAGAAATTTAAGCCTAAGGCACGTAAGGTAACACCCAGTATCCTAGGTAAGACATGCGGTATGAACTGTGTAGCTAAGCCTCCTAAGCCATACGAATCATGGAGTGATTACCTCGTAATGAACCGTGACCAGCCTAAGCCCTATCGTTCATGGTTAGAGTTTAGGTTGTTCGCTGGTGGTGCAATGAAGGGTGTATCATATGAGCCAATCAAAGTACCATACGAAGTGCTTGAGCATCGGAACTACACGCCAGACGGAGTGATGGGAGATATATGGTTTGAAGTTAAGGGACGATTCAGAACACGGCATGAGATGGATAAGTACATCCATGTACGTAGGTCTAACCTCTTCAATGAAATCATCTTTGTACTTCACTCAGAGTGTGTAGCATTACCCGGAGCGCAGAAGCGGAAGGATGGCTCAAGGCGATGCATGGAAGACTGGCTAGAAGAGAACAACTTTAGGTACACATACGAGAAAGACATGGCAGAGTATATGAAGATGTTACGTAAGGAAATGAAGTAGTGGACTCTGCAGTCACAGTAGGATTCTTACTGCTAACCTTTACATTCTTAATAGCAAACTAACAGTAAATAGGGCTTGACATTTAGTGATTAATCAGTATAACTATACAGCCCTATAAATTAACAGGAAAGATTATGGAAACATCGAACAAGATACTTAGCGACATTACAGTATTCTCTAAGTATGCTAAGTACATCCCCACCTTACAGAGGCGTGAGACATGGGACGAGTTAGTAACCCGTAACAAGCATATGCACCAGCGTAAGTATCCGCATATGGTCACAGAGATTGAGGACGCATATAAGTTTGTGTATGCTAAGAAAGCCCTACCGTCTATGCGCTCTCTCCAGTTTGGTGGAGCACCTATTGAGCTAGCACCTAACCGAATCTTTAACTGTGCATACCTGCCCGTGTCAGAAGTAGAAGCCTTTAGTGAGACAATGTTCTTACTGCTAGGTGGTACGGGTGTAGGGTACTCTGTGCAGCGTCACCATGTTACCCAGCTACCTGAGGTACGTGGCCCTAAGGAACGTAAGCGTAGGTTCCTAGTGTCTGACAACATAGAAGGCTGGGCAGATGCAGTAAAGGTACTGATGGAGTCTTACTTCAATGGCCTTATGGAAGTTGAGTTTGACTATCGTGACATACGCCCTAAGGGTGCTATGTTGATTACCTCAGGTGGTAAGGCTCCCGGCCCTCAACCATTGAAGGATTGTATTCACAAACTTAAGTCAGTGCTAGACGAAGCTAAAGGACGCAAGCTTAGTACATTAGAAGTGCATGACCTCATGTGTTACATTGCAGATGCAGTGTTAGCAGGTGGCATACGTAGGGCTGCATTGATCTCCTTGTTCAGCATGGATGATCTTGATATGATGTCATGTAAGGTAGGCACTTGGTATGAAGACAACCCTCAACGTGGTCGTGCTAATAACAGTGCAGTTATTCTACGGCATCGTGCTACTAAAGATGACTTCCTTAAGTTGTGGAAGAGAGTAGAGGCGAGTGGGTCAGGTGAACCCGGAGTTTATTTCAGTAATGATAAAGACTGGGGGACAAATCCATGTTGCGAAATCGGGTTACGCCCATATCAATTCTGTAATTTAGTCGAGCTAAACGTGAGTGATATAACATCACAGGAGGACTTGAATGAACGATCAAGAGCAGCTTCTCTTATTGGTACGTTACAAGCTGGGTACACTGACTTCCACTATCTCCGTGATGTGTGGAAAGAAACGACAGAGCGTGATGCTCTCATTGGAGTTGGTCAAACGGGAATTGGTTCTGGCGTTATACTGTCCTATGACCTCGTTGAAGCGGCTGAAGAAGTTAAGAAAGAGAACGAAAGAGTTGCTCTACTTCTTGGCATTAATGTTGCTGCTCGTTGCACTACTGTCAAGCCTTCGGGAACCAGTAGCTGTGTACTTGGGACTTCTAGTGGCATTCATGCTTGGCACAACGACTATTATATTCGTAGGCAAAGACTAGGAAAGAACGAAGCATTGTACCAGCACTTAGCTAAGCACCATCCAGAGCTAGTGGAAGACGAGTTCTTTAACCCTGAGGGACAGGCTGTAGTAGAGATACCACAGAAAGCTCCACTAGGATCTATCTTACGTACTGAGAATGCACTAGACTTGCTAGAACGTGTACGTCTATTCAATACCGACTGGGTACAGGTAGGCCATAGAGAAGGGCAGAACTCACACAATGTGTCTTGCACTATCTCTGTTAAGGATACTGAGTGGCCTGATGTAGGTGAGTGGATGTGGAAGAACCGTAACACCTTCAATGGTATTGCTGTACTGCCATACAATGGGGGTACTTATACACAAGCACCTTTTGAAGATATAACTGAGGAGAGATTCAATATGTTGGAACGTAGTCTTAATGACATAGACCTTACCAAGGTGGTAGAGTCCGATGACGAGACAGACTTAGCAGGTGAAGCAGCCTGTGGTGGAGGTGCTTGTGAGCTTACCTAAGGACGAGGAAGGTGTATTCCGTGGCGAGGTATTCGTTAGACCTACGCTCAATCAGGATCATGGTTCACTTGAGTTGGTATCAGGTATCACCATGAATTCTATTGAGGAGGCAATGGGTAAGAAGATAGTAGAGCTAGAGGATGAAGCAGTTCGAGAAGCTCTGGTAGGACTAGGGTGGACACCTCCGG